GCTAAAATAGATTCATAAGAATCCAAACTTACACTTACTAATGAAGCAGTAAAGTTTTGTTGGGTAATCATATTTTGCAGATTTAGTATTACATTAGTTGATGTATTTGCATCAGTTCTAATTGTATAATCATTACTTGCTGATATAAAATATGTTAGCATTATCTCTAATTATCTATTGTTTATAGTATAATAACAATCATTTACCTATAAATAGTAGAAACAAAAAAACCCCTTCCTTTCTACAGGTTGGGGTTTTCTATAAAATACTAAGTTATGAATTAACTATTAGTTCCGTACACTACTGTTGGTTGTGTTGTCAATCCTGCAAAAGGATTAGTGGTAGTTGAACCAGATAAGAATGCTGCTGGTAATTGCTCTTGGCCTGTGAAGGTTAAAGAGTATCCATATAGGTCACCCATTGCTCCACCAGTTTGAAGAGTTCCTGCAGTCATATCAGCACCTTCTCTTTCACCAACTAATAAGGCATCTCCGTTCATCGTCCATACAACGATTTGTGGTCTACCATAAGCCAACAACTTCATTTGAGTTGTCATCTCGTTGGTAAGTTTCTTCAAGTTCAAGAGTAATTCTTGAGAGAAGAAAGTTGTACCATTATCTCTTGATGTATTGACGGTTTCTGTATATGCAGAATTACCTTTTAATTCATAATAGTATACCGTTGATCCTGAAGGTAAAGCAGTTACTTCACCACTTCCGTTTTTCGTGAAAGAACCCGTAGTAAAGTTAAGGAAATAAACACCGGCTAAACCACCGATACTATCCTTACAAACTTCGTTTCTTCCAGCTGTTATATTACAAGGCATATTATTAAATGTTTTGTTTAGTTAGTTAAATTAGTATGCACCGTAGTAAACGATGTCTTGACCGATACCGAACTGAACACCAGCAGTATATCTCATGATAATTCTGTAGTTCTGAGAACCATCCAAATTAGCCATATCCAATACTCTTACTTCGTTGTGGTCAGATAATAAACCAGTACCGAAGAACAAGTTTGATTTCTGTGCAGCAACAATTTTGTTGTCACTCATACCAGGGCAAAGAACGATTTCAATACCATTGAAGTTGAAAGGTTTTTCACCTACGTTCAATTGGTTGTTCCAACCATTAGCTCCTACAGCACCACCGGCTAATGCCTGCTGATATGCTTTAGCAACTTGAGTACCAACATAGATTAAAAGGTCTTCCTTACCATAAACGGCCGAAGGGATAGTATCTACCACATTGTTCAACTTGTTCAATACGTTAGCTGAAGTGATAGAACCAGAGTCAATTGCAGAACCAGTCTTAGCCGCTAATACAGCTCCAGAACCACCTGCTGCGATAGATGCAGAGAATGCAGTTTGGAATCCAAGGAATGAACCATTGGTTGCAGTACCTTGCCAGATAGCAGTTTCAGTTGCCTGAGCTACTTGACCAGCCACATAAGAGATTAAGTAATCATTGAATGATGCTGGGATAGTATCAAATGCAGAGAATCCTAACTGAAGAGATTCCCAAGAATCAACGAATTCTTGCTTACACAATTCAAGGTTTACTTGTAGTTCTTTTGGTTCAAGGATTCTTTCAGAAAGAGCAACTGAACCTGAAGTTACGAAATCACAAGAAGCATCTTGTACGATTCCTGATACATCAAGTTTCTGAATTACAGATTTATACTTGACGTTTGGTTTGATGGTTACTAACTTGTTATCCAAAGTCTTAGCAGATAACAATGCTGCTGCGATGTACTCACCAGCGAATTCACCTGCATAGGTGTTTTGGGTAAAAGTTGGTAACGCCAAATTTTGTCTTTTTTTCATTTTGTTAAAAGTTTTGGGTTATTAAATGTTTTTGTTATATAGTCTTGCCAATACTCTTTCTTGTGAAGAAAGGCCTGGGGTTGATTTTTTTGTATTAATTGCAGATAGTTTCTTTACTCTTGCTTCTACTGGAGCACCATCTAATTTTGGAAGTTCTTCTTCATCTTCCATTTCATCTTCAAGTTCTTCTTCCATAGTAGGTTCTTTATCTACTACTTCTTCTTTAACTTTCTCCATCTCTGTCATCTTCTTTTCCATTTCTTCAATGCGATAAGAAAGTTCTTCAATTACTTTAGCAATGTCCTTATCAGTACCAACCAATTTACCTTGGTCAACATCAGCAGGAATTCCATCACCAGTAGTTGGAATATCACCAGGAGCAGTTTCGTAAGTTTCCTCACTCATCTCTGTTGGCATTTCGTTAGGACCAGAAGCAGGAATATCTTCGGCTTCTTTGATTTCTAAATCAGCAAGTTCAACATTTTCTCTTTCTTTGATTACACCACCTTCGGTGATTACTTTGAATAGAGTTTCGTTTCCTTCTGAATCTCTTAGAGCCAATTCATGTTCTCCATCAGGTGCTGGTGACTTCTCACCATCTTCGGAAATTACAAATAGAGGTTCTCCAACATCAAAAGTTTCACTTTCAACGATGGTTCCATCTTTTAGTTTAGCGTATGTAAATTCTACCTCGTTAGAGGATAACATCATCACTAATTTCTTTAATACAGTCTTTGCGTTCATAATGTATAAATCTATTTTTATATAATAACAATAAATGTTTTAGTTATATCAATTTTTGATATTAAGCTCCTAATTCTACCTCTACCCAACCTTCGGCTAATAGTGTTTGGATTGTTTCAGTTGCTCTTGGATTGATTACTATAATCTCACCATCTTTTGTAAATGTCTTCATATCTTTTTATTTTAGTTTATTTGATTCCATGCAGAACCTGAGAAGAAATATAGATTAGAACTTGATACTGCAAGTTGTCCATCTGCACCTGCTGGCAGTGGGTCTTGTCCTTTTAGTTGTAATACCGATGATATACCTACTGAACCAGTAACCTGTAATCCACCTGAACCTGATATAATTGTTGAACCAGTAATCTCATTCTTTAATGATGATATACGCAGAACTGGCAGTGTGTTATGTCCAATATAAATTAAATCAGTAGTGGCGCCTGCAAATGAACCAATGTTAATTATATTTGCATACTGATTTAAGAATGTTTTACCATCCAAATCTCTCAATTGTGATATACCAAGTCTTGATACACCACCTCCAGAACCTGACAGTGCCAGAGTTCCACCAATTCTTTTTGGACTTACTATAAACTCTGAACCTGTGGCATAATTGAAATCAGTCCAATAATCATATACCCATGCATCTTTAAATTGGTCTCCTCCAGCAGGATAGTTTTGCATACCAAAGAAAACATTGGTAAATGCAGTTCCATCTATACTCGCACCATTTACAACTGCAATATCGGTTTGTGTATTATCTGCAGGAGCATTAAATGTTTGGGTTGATTTACCATTTATCAATTGGTCTCCATTAAAAGTATTACTTCCAGTTGTTGCAAAATTACCACTACTACCAAAAGATGAAGTGGCTACAAGAGTAGATACATTACCCACTCCACCTACCAATGCAAAACCTTGTGCAATTGATGCTGTTATTGTTCCTTGAATGTTTTGGTTTCCAACGAAGGTATTGGAACCAGTTGTTGCTAAGTTTGGTGCAGATAATCCTTCTACGGTTACCGATGATGACTGATATGGGATTATTCTATCTACTTGTAATGTGCTCATATTTTTTTATATTTTTTGTTTAAATTATCTTACTTGTGTGACTGTATGTCTATGTAATTTTAAGTTGTTAATAAAAAAGAAACGATATATTGCATCTTCAGTACCATATTTAACTAAATCAAATATATAATCATCCGTATTTATCCAACCTAAATAAAAAGCATAATCCTTATTAGTCAACTCATATTCAGGATTATAATGATTTAATAATTTTTTTAATTCTTCAATTTCCATTATTTTTTATCGTATTTGATTTATCGTCAATATTACTGATGGTATTGCAGGTATATTTCCACTTGCAGGTTCATATAATACTCTGGCATGTCCATTTAGAGTTTGGTATACCAACTCATAGTAATCATTAGCCTGGCCTGCATCAAATATATTTACGGTCATAATCTGTGCAGTATTATTTGCTAATACTACTTTACTTGCAGAATCAGTTATATTCACTCCATTCTTCTTAAACCACACATATAAAGTATCTGCTCCTGCTGATGTTTCAACCTGTGCAGAGAACTGAATGTTATATGTTCCGGCTTGCGATACGGTTACTCTACTATTGTTTGTAACGGATATACCTGCTACACTACCTGAATTATTGAATGTAATACTTCCACTTACTCCAGCACTTCCACTTTGAGTTGTTGTTGACCAGAACTCAGCTGCATCTAATGATGATGATAATACATCTAATAGTGTTGCTTTTCTCAACTCACCAGTTATTGTATTATAGGTGACTACTACATCTGTTATTCCATTTTGTAGGTTGTTTATAAATGCACTACCACTTACCGATAATGAACCACCTACTTGAAGTGATTCTGATACAAATGCAGAACCTGATACACCAAGGGTTTTAGCTGGGCCAACACCTGAATCGTTAATAACCACTACATCAGTTACCATTGATACTTTTGGACTAAAGGCTGATGTAATTTTAGCAGTATTTATTTGTCCAACAACGAAATTACCACCATCTAATGCAAAATTACCTTGTATTGCTACACTACCAGTAATTGAAACTCCACCAGGTGCAGGAGCACCAGGGAAGTTAGGAACTATAATTTTTATTGCATTTGATGATGATAAAAATAATGAACCAGTTATAGTTTGGTTTCCAATAAATGTATTAGAACCAGTAGTTGCAAATGAACCAGTGTTTATGTTCGGTGCACTTCCACTTAACGCATATCGTAAATCATAAGATGCAGTTAATTGTGATGACCCACTTACTACACCACTCGGTAATACAGATGCAGTTATTTGACTCAATACTAATAAATTACTATTACCTTCTACTACTATACTACCACTAACCGCAACTGGTCCTACCAACATTGCATTATTGCCAGTTGGTATTGTAAACCCACTAAGAGTTTGTGGGTTCATATATACTTGTGATTTTATTGTCTCACTTACCGATAATGAACCAGTGATTACTGCAGAACCAGAGAATGGGAAACCATTACCAGTTCCTCCACCAAATGAACCCGTAGAAACTGCTTGTGTTCTACCACTTGCATTACCAACTAAAACAAATCCTTGCTGTAGGGATGATGTTAAACCACCACTTACATCAAGTCCACCAGATAGTATTGTATTACCTCTTATACTAACAAGACTTGATGATATTGCTACTTGTTGTCCTACTTGTGCTCCTCTTGTTTGTATATTGATGATACTACCATCACCTGATACACTACCATTTACCCCACTAATGAGGTTTATTGTATTTGGACTACCAACAGTTGGTGCATTATTTATTGTCTCTATATTGAGAGTATTACTATCAGGACTTGATATTCTATTTGTACCTACACTACCAAATGATAGTCTCGTTGCGTTCTGCATTGATATTCCAATAGAACCATCAGGAGTTGGGCCAAAGTTTTTAAGTCCAGTAATAACTTGTGGTGTATTTGTTGTCACGAATGAACCAGTCAATTGTGCTGAACCAGAAACTATACCTGCTGGGATATTACTAATCTGTGGATAGTTGATTTGGGATGAGCCAGATACTACCCCACTTGGTAATGTACTACCACTCACATCAGGTATATTCACAGAAAATTGGGAACTATCACCTTTTGTAAATGTCAAGTTTCTTGTTCCATTATCAAAAGATGCAGTAGTTAGTAGGGAGCCAGTATTAGTGGCAGAACCAGTAATGGCATTTATTCTACTATTAAATGATGCAGAGTCTGCAGTATATGCTGTTTGATTGACTGTTGAATCAATCATATTCTCATTAAATGCTCTTAGGGCAGTTGGAGTAATAAGTCCTGCATTATTATTGGGAAATGATTGGTTATTATCAACCTTTAACGCTTGTTTAGTTAATTCACTCATATCTTTTATATATCCTTATTCGTTGTTTAATATAATATCAAATCCGTCAGAGTAACCATTATCAAATGCTCCACCTTTGGTTCTTGTTGCTGATTGTATCACACCAATACCTTGCTCCATTAGAGCTCCATTACAACATTTCACATGGTATATATCCTCGTGTAAACACAAACATCCTCTCCTACTATTCTTTGGAGAAGATAGACCTTGTGTTGGACCGATGTAAATGCCAGAAGCATTCTCTCTATTAACTGAATAACGAAGATTACCGTTACGAGAATTACTCCACTTACTATTTGACCAGATTGCCATATATAAAAATCCTTTCTTATATAACACAAAAAAGAGTAAAAGGTGTATTACCCTTTACTCTTCATAATCTCTTTATGCATCATAGATTCTAATAATCCTTTATCAGTTCTATATGCTAAGTAAAGTAAACATTGTTCTAATGGTAGTTCAACTACCTCGTCCATTTTCTGAATGTCTCCTTGTGCGAGTTCAAAAACTGCTGTATAATTCTTCCACTTTTTAGCAAAGTTGATTTGGTGTTGGCTGGAAGTTCCATCTGATTCAAAGAGTTCAGGGTAGCGTTCACTAAGTCCTGATGCAAATTTACAAAAAAAAACAGGCCACCCCAATGGATATGCATACTTACATCTAACCATTTATCCCAATCATCTTTTCCTGTGTATGGTTCTATGGTATATAAATCACCTTTCTTAGTTGTTACTGGTCTATATAAGATATTCATTATCTTAGCCCAATTCTTATCAATGGTTAGTTCTTCGTATGAGGATATATCTACATACGCACCATAAGCCATCTTGGATAAGTTTGGTTCAAACCCATATTCTATTCCATTAATGGTTACGAATCTTTGTAGTGGTAGGGAATCAGGTACTTCAAACTTATTGAACTTCTCTGTAATATTATTATATGATTCTACACTTAATCCTTTGATTGTATCAAAATCTAAATTACAAAAATGATATATCATAAAATCTAATTGTGCATCTTGGTTATCATCAAAGTTCTTTACATCCCTTTGGAATCGTAAATAAGTGTTAAGGGATAAATCCTTCCAACTTGTAGGTACGAGTATGTCTATTGTTTGTTTCATGTTAATTTAAGTTTATTTTAGGAAATTGTAATTCATGTACTCTTTGTTCTAATGCCTTGATATATCTATCTGCTTGTTTTAACGCTGCTTCTCTTTTCTTTACTAGGGTATCCATTAATATCACTTTGGAACGAAGGTCTTCATTCTCTTCTCTTAGGGATTGTGCAAATAGGATTAACTCTCGTAGTTCTTCTTCATCCCATGTTCTATCTTCTTTCATATTATCTGATTGATAAGGTATATTTCCCAGCATTTATTTTCTTTTGTGTTAAGGTTTCACTTACTGCGTATCTGATTGCATCTATTGTATGGTTTGAATAATCCACGGGCTTATTCTCAAAGTTTCCATTTTTATCTACCATCCATACATACTCACCAAACTCTCTAATCATGTTCTTACTTCTTTTAGTTACATGGAGTTTGTAATTCATCATTAAATCAATTCCTATTCTTACCGAATCAGGACCTTTCTTTGCAGGTTTGATGTTAAATCCTGCACGATAGATTTCTTCTATCAATCTACCTTCTGCAGAATCTGCATAGATTTCATTCCTACCAAGGTCAAGTCCTTTTAGATAATTGATAATATCACCGGTAACCATATTGGTTTTGTATAGGAGTTCATCTATGTAAAGGTTATTATCTTTTCTACTAACTGTCACCAAAGTTGTTGGGTCTATACTATACCCATAATCCATACCGAATGCAATAAAGTCCGAATCTTCTGGTATCTCATCTACTAGGGTTATACTGAATATAGTACCAACATTATTACCAGGTAGTCCCAATCCATATATCTTATAGTATTCAGGATTGGTGTATTTTAAGCGTTCTATTTCATCAATGATGTTCTGTTCCAAAAAAGGATTATCTCTGAATGTAGATATGTGCAAATCACTCTCAGGGTGTGTATGTATCTCATTGAAGATATAGTTGTTTGTTCCAAAGGATGGGTTGTACGCAATGATAGTTTTGATTCGTGTTCTAATAAAGAGCTGGAAGTAATCTTCTCTACTCAATTCATTACACTCATCTATAAAAAGATAATCTCTACTTGTACCTTTTCTCTTCTCAGCATTATCGATAGAAAGAAACTCTATTAGTGACCCATTATCAAAGTAGTATATGTGTTCAGTTGATGCATAAGATTCTTCTGAATATATCCCCAACTCCTTCATAATCGTTTGAAAGTCTCGTAGAATAGAAACTCTCATTGAAGGGAATGATTTACGGACTACTGATATGATTG